TGGACTCCCATCTGAACGGTCCGGAAATATCTGTCCGGCTCCATCCAGTTCTTGCCGTGCCACTCACAGTCCAGGCAGATCATCGTGCGATCCTTCCTGTTCGTGATCCACTCGGCCAGGGAATCAAGTTCCTCCGGAGTGTGTATGACCTTGTTGCTGCATTTCGGCAGAGGAAGGTCGTTGCCAGACGCATGCCTTGCGATCAGCTCAAGGTCCCGCTTGAACAGCACGTCGAACTTCGGATTGAACAGCACCTGCTCCGGCTTGTAGGTGGCGAACACCTCGAATCCGCAATCGGGTATCGAGTCGGGCCTGAAGAACGCGCCGTGTACGTCGTCCCACCGATACGTAGGCCCGACGACAGACTTGAGCGGCTCTGCGCCGAACACTACCACGATGGACGGCCTGCATGCCGCCAGTTCCTCCCGGAACATCCTGGCCGTCCACTTGGTCTCGGAGGCGCTCATCTTCCTCGGCACGTGCTTGACCGAGTAGGTGAACCTGGCGATCGAATTGTCGAATCCGGTCTCCTTGAGACACTTCAGGAAGAACTGGGCCGGCCTGGAGGTGTACGGCCTCTTGGACCACACCTCCTTGCCCTCCGGCATCTGCTGCACGAACAGCACCTTGCACGGAGTTGCTCCAACGCCGTTCAGGCACTTCCTTCCGTCGAACTCGGCCACCTGGTCCCGGAACCATCCGGGACCTTCGTCCTTGGCCCCATATGAACTTGTCTGTGTCATAGCTTGCGTTGGTTGGTTGTGAACGGTGGCATCCTACCCGTTTTCACGGGTCCGGTCAACCATTATCTAGCTTGACCGTCTCGTAGCGGGGCGGCTTCACCATGTGCGGCGATGCCATAAGTCCAGCTGCATGAAGGACTTTGCACTCTTCCTCGGAAATCAACCACCGCAGGCGTTCCTTGTGCCAGAACCTCGAGAGAGACGCAAGGTTGTCCTTGGTCTTCACGATGTCCCATAGGGCATGCCGGAACTTCGGAGGCACTTCCGGGAAGATATCCTCGAATGCAGTACCGTACCCCTTCGGTTTCTTCTTTGGCTTCTCTTCCTCTTCGCTCATCTGGCACCTCTTTCCTTCGCTGCGTCCTCGAACCGAACGAACGCGTCCTCCATGGCGCCGCACGCGGCGTCGAACGCCTTAAACTCCGAGGGAGCGGGTTTCACGCCCTTCAAGCCCTCGGCCTCCAGTTCGTTCATCAACGACTGGAGCTTTTCCCAGACCCTATACATCTTCGGAAGATACTCCAGCTCGGCTTCGGAGATCTTCTGGTTCTTAGTCTTTCTTTTCTGTTGCTTTTTTTGCATTCTTGGATTCCTCCCACGCCTTCATCTTTTCCGCGACCTCCTCGTTGTGGTGCTTTATGCGCTCCTTCATGATCGCCTCGAAGTTCTGCACGTCCAGGACGAGCTGGCCGACCTGGTCGGACAGCCACTGGCTCCTTTTCAGCCAGTGGACCTTGAACGACGGATTCAGCAGATAGCCGACCACCTCCCACTTCTTCGACTTGCCCCAGTTGCCGTAGACGTCCTTGACGTACTGGCGCGCCTGGATGACGTACCCCAAGTAGACGTCGTTGAACCCGTCCACGCGGACGGAATAGTACTGGTCGGGCGGATAGAGCTCCGTCGTGCCGTCCTGCTTCAGGCGTCGCTCCATGGGCTGCTCGTTCTGGTGGATCGGCATCTTCTCAACCTTCAACGAGAGGTCGATCACCTGGTATTTTTCGTCTTCCTCTTTGATCTTTTTCTTCGGCATTTCAGTCCTCCTTTTTCTCTGTCTCCGTATTCGGAATCTCCGAATGGTGCAGAAAATGCACGGCCGGGTACGAGTCGAACTCGTAGTTCTCGTTCTCGTCCATCAGGGAGTCGCAAATGACTCCCTGCGGCTTGACGAGCCCGCGAACCCGCTGTTCGGCGTCTGGGAGGTTCTCGGCCTCCACCTTCACCGTTCCCGTGTACACGACCTGCACCGTGAAATCGAACAGTCGTTTCATCCTATCCTCCCGTTAGTGCCAGGGCCAGCCTGGCCTGCTGCTCCTGGCTGCATCTTGCGGTATAGTTGTTGTTTGAGATCCTGCGAGCAGACCAGTTCCTCAGATAGATCCTTCTATTTTCATGAGCCCGCTCCATCTGAAGGACAATCGAATCCAGCATGTCTTCAGGTACGCCTCTCAGGCGTAAATCCCCCTTCCATCTCCTATGGCGCTGCCGTATGGCTGAAGGAGTGCCGGACAGTTTGCGTAGCTCGCCAGGGCGTACTGCTCTAGGAAAATTCAGGTCTACCATGGACCCGTTATGCCATCTGTGCAGCGCTCTTACTCTTTCTGCGTGTGTATCGATCCAACGCTTAGTAGTCGCTTTCTTCCGTTCCTTATGGGACTCGCTGTATACCTTGGCGTAGGCCCTCGCCTGTTCCTTGTGGGATTCGTAGTAGGCTTTTCGATAAGTATTCTTATGTTCCTTGTGGGATTCGTAGTAGGCCTTGTCGTAGGCCTTCCTCTGTTCCTTGTGGGATTCATCGTAAGCCTTCATGCAGGCCTTCATCTGTTCCTTGTGGGATTCGTAGTAGGCTCTTCGGCGGGCCTTCTCCTGTTCCTTGTGGGATTTGTAGTAGGCTCTTCGGCGGGCCTTCCTCTGTTCCTTGTGGGATTCGTAGTAGGCTTTCCTCTGTTCCTTGTGGGATGCGTAGTAGACCCTTTTTTTGGCGTTCGCTTCCTCTCTGTGTTTTCGGTGGTACTCCCTGGCCCTGATCCTGTTTTTCTCCCGTCTTTCCTCGTCAGTCATCCTATCCTCCTGTCAACGCCAGAGCGAACCTGGCCTGTTCTTCTTGTTTTATCGCGGACAAGTAATTACCGGCCCGAAGCACGTTCTTTGTCCAGTTTCTTATGTAGTACCTGTGGTTATCGCGGCTCTTTATGATCCTTGTGATCTCGGCCTCAATAACGTCCTCCGGTACTCCGGCCTTTCTCAGCCTCTTTCTCCACCAGCATCTTCTGCATGCAACAGCACCGGGCGTACTCTTGCACTTTTTCGACGCAAGGGCACCCTGTTTCGGGGCATTCCAGTCAAACTTTGCGTTGTCATGCCTTCTTTGGCGGTATCTTTGTCTGTCAAGATGGGCTCGCGCATACGCTTTTCTATCCTCTTTGTGCTTGTCCCTGTATCTTTTTCGCTGTGCACGATCCTTATCCGGATTGGCCTTTCTCCACGCCGAAACTTTGGCTACTATCTCGTCCCTGTGCTCCAGGTAGTACCTACGCTTGTTTGCACGGATTCTTTTAGCGTTCTTCTTTCTATACGCCCTCTGCTGCAGCCTGTGCTTCGCATTGTACCGTTTCCTGGCGGCCTTGACCTTTTCCGGATTCGCCTTTCTCCATGCTTTTACACGAGCCCTGTTTTTCAGCTTCTCCTCTTCGGTCATGCTATCCTCCCGTCATGGCTAGCGCGAAACGCGCCTGCTCCTCCCGCTGTAGCTTGGATCTGTATTTGATCTGCGCCTTGCGAATTCTCGTCCAGTGCATCAGGTAGTTTCTCCTGTTTTCATGAGACCTTTCCATCTGCAAGATGACGCTGTTTATCAGCTCTTCCGGAACTCCGCACAGACGAAGCTTCTTACGCCATTTGCAGCGACGCCCGTAAACGGACTGCTTGTTGGTGGAAAGCCTCCTGAGCTGGCTGCCGTGCTCGATCCGAGGAGCTAACGGATCGACCTTTGTTCCGCCGGACATTCTGCGTATCGCTCGAATCTTGTCTTGATTCTTCAGACGCCATCGCTTGATGCTTTCCAGCGTGCTTTCCGGATGCGCCATCCGATACAGTCTTTCGCGCAAACGCACATGCTCAAGATGATCCATGCGGTATCTTCTGGCAGCTTCGTTGAGTCTGTCTCTGTTGGCTGCTTCGTATACTCGCCTCCACTCCCTTATCTCCTCGGCGTGCGCAAGCTTGTACGCCTTCTGCTTTATCCGCAACTCCTCAGCGTGGACTTTTCTATACGACACACTGTACGCTTTTCTGTGTTCCTTGTGGCTGTCACGCCAGGACTTTTTCAGATTACGCAGGTCTTCCCGATGTTCCAAGTTGTATTTCTTGTTGTACTTTCTGACGTGGTCCGCGTGTGCTGCTTTCCATTTCTTCTGGTATTCCTTCCTTCTCTCCCTGTTGGCGGCGTACCATACTTTGAACTTCTCGCTCTTCTCCTCGGCTGTCATACTTCACTTCTCCCCGTTTCCGTTTACGCCTTACCTGGAACACGTCCCCGGACCGTCGGAGACGGCGGTCCGGGGACTGAGTACCTAGTTGTTGCTCAGGCTGACCTGGGAGAAGATGTCCTCCAGGTCCTTCATCTCCAGCGAGTGGACGTCGCTGCGCAGCTTCAGGACGAGGCCGGTCACGCCCTTGACGAGCTCGTACCGGGGCTTCGCCCTCTCGCGAATGACCTTCTGCTCGCGGAGATGCCGGGCGTACTCCTTCATCTCGAAGTGGGAGCGCAGGCGCTTGTTGTCCTTGTCGTAGAGGATGTTCCACTCCGAGCTGCGGAGCTTGTTGAGGTCGACGACCATCTCCTTGCCGTCCTGCGACCGGATGACCGTGATCCCCTTCATGTTGAAGAGGTTCTCCTGCTGCACGGTACCGAGGAAGCGCATCGTATGAAGGTGGCGCGGGAGGAAGAACACGCGGGGATCGCAGCTGTCGCTGCCGATCGAGTCGAGCATCTCCCAGTTGTGGCGGGTCTGCTCCGGGAACCGCTTGTGGAACTCCCCCACCACGTAGTCGAAGTCGCCGTTGAACGCCACGACGGCGTCGTGGAACGCGATGCCCATCCGCCTGATCGCGTCGAGCGAATTTCCGAGGTGGGTGCGGAACGTGTCGATGTAGATCTGGATGTCCTGCCCGCCGTTGACGTGGATCTCGTTGCTGTACTGCTTGATCTTGGGTTTGCGTGTCATTTTTTGTTCTCCTTTGTTTAGTTGTTGCTTTCGTTGTGCGGTTTTATTATAGGGTTTTAGAAACCTGAAGCTCGATGGTACTCGTTCAGGTCCACTCCGTGTTTACGGAGCCATGCACGGTACTTCGCAATCTTTTCGCGCTCTGCCTTCGTTGCAATGTAATGAGCATCGCGAAGCCTTGCTCGGAGCCTCTTCCTGTACTCCTTTTTCCTTTCTTCCGACATCCTCATACTGTTACTCCGTAGCATGTTTACCCTCCAGTTTCCTGATGCACTCCTTCTTCAGTTCTTCCACGAGGTACTTCTTGGCTCGTTCCTTTGCCTCATCGTCTCCGTTCTGGTCGGCGTAGGCCAGCGCGTCCAGCCGCCACTCGACCATGTCCCCCATCTTTTCGCGGACTTTCTTGATGTCCTCCTCTTTCTCGTCGATACGGAGCTCCGTGTCGAGACCGTACTTGCGCAAGAGCTCATTCGGCTTGTAGATCGGGTAGAAGTCGCCGGACGAGTAGTTTCCGGCCATTCGCTCCGACAGGATGTACGTCAACGGAGGCAGCCCGCAGTCGTCCTCCTCCAGGAGGTCGGGCTGGTCGATCTCGGTCAGCATGCCTAGCAGGCCGCCGGCCAGAACTTCCATGTCGACAGGATCCTTTCGGTCGAGCCACTGGTGCATCTCCGCCCAGGACTCCGGCATGCAGCTCCACCATCCGTCGTACGACTTCCAGTGTTCGTCCAGCCACTTCTTGGCGATCTTCGTCCTCGTGGCCGATTCCTCGATCCACTTCATCGTCTTCTCCACGAAGTCGTCGGGGACCTCGATCGTGAGCTCCGCCCAATCGGTGCGGAAGTTGTACTCGCGTGGCGAGTCTATATCGGCGCCGACCACCTTGACCCCGAACTTCTCCAGGGGCTTCTCCTCCTGAAAGATCCGAAGGATCTCCTTGGCCATCGCCTCCTTGAACCTGGCGAAGTCCATCTCTCCGACCGCGATGAACTCCCTTTCATCGTTCCAGTAGTACTCCGGCTCGTCCTCAAGCGCGTAGAGGTAGTCCGGGCACATGACGTCGCCGTCGTATGTCCCGCACTGGATCACCGGCCACAGGTGCCGGCAGCAGTATGTGCTGAATGTCATTTCTTGCTCCTTTTGCTGAATAACTTCACGATCGACTCCGGCGTGTAGTAGCAGGTGGCGTACCCCGTGTAGTCCTTGTAGGGCCCCGTGTCGATCGGGCATCCGCCCGAATCGTGTTCAACGCTAAACGAGATCCCGGACCACTGCTCCTCAATGTACTGGTCCGCGGCGTCATCGTCGACATGGCCCTTCCGGTTCCCCTCGTCGTCCCTGACGATGATCCGGAAGCCTTTTCCGCAGAACGGGCACTTGATCTCGCTCAGCTTCTTTTCGGCGTCAATGATCCTCTTGCGCGAAATTTTCATTTGTAGTCCTCCACGTAGCTGTCCCAGTCTATATCGACCAGGTCCTTGTTAGTGCAGTCCTCGTCGAAGTAGTTGCAGATGTCGATCAGGTAGTCATCCATACCGGCATCCTTCCCGCCATCGTACCAAACGCAGTTGAATGCGATCAGCGGCTGGATGTCCTGGTACCACTTCTGGCACCCCTTGAACGCCTTGAACCCCTTCTTCATCATCTTGGCATCCGAGCAGTAACCGAACTCCTCCAGGAACTCCGCCATGGCGTCCGTCTCGTCTCCGCCGGCCTGGTCCAGGCACTGGCAGTACGATTCGGCGTCCTGGAAGACGCTCTGCATGATATCCGTGCCGTGCACCTTGTTCGCGACCCAGTAGCCGCCTCCTCCCCACCGGGTGTGGCAAACCTTCTTGCCCTCGAAGAAGACCACGACGTCATAGTCGTTCGCCAGCTCCTCCCTGGGCTCGTCCGCCGGGTTCACGACCAGCTTGAACTTCTTTAGGAACGCCTCGATTTGCTCAGTCTTCGTCATCTTCTTCCTCCTCTTCCGCGTCGTACTGCAGGCACGTATCGAAAATCTCGTTCACGTCCTCCAGGATCCTGTCGAGCTCGCATTCGGCGTCATCCTCGCTCTCGAGAACGTAGCTCTTCAGCTTCTCGCCGTCGGTCAGGACGTACCCGCCAAGCGCGTATCCGAACACGAGGTCCAGGGTCTTGTAGACCTTGTCGTAGAGCTTCTCGCTCGTCTTCTTGTTGAATTTGATCGTGTATTTCATTTCTTCCTTCCTTTCTTCTCGTATGTGAAGACGACGCGCCTCTTGGCGACACGGAGCATGTTCTCCCCCGTGGCCTTGTGCCAGACGATCGCCATCGTGTTTTTATCGACCTTGTAGTCCTTCTCGGCCAGGAATTCGATGTCGCCGAGCCCCTTCCAGTAGCGGATCACGTCCTTCTTCGTTGCGAACGGCTCCGCGTAGTCGCAGCTCTCCGCCTCGTCGATCTGATCGCAGGCGTCGCCGCTCTCCAGCCAGACGTATTTCATTCCCCGTCCTCCTCTTCCTTCTTCTTCAGTTTCGCCCTCACCAGGGCCTCCTCGATGAACACCGACGGGACGGCGGAGTCCACGGCGTGCGTTTCGAGATACGACACGAAGTCGTATCCCGCCATCTCCACCAGCATCCCGTGCAGCTGGAACGCGATACCGTGGTACACCTCCTCGAGGGCGGTGTGCCACTTGGAGTCGAACCGGTTCCCGACCCGGTACCCCTTCAGGTATCCGGTCCAGTCGACGGCCTCCAGGTATCTCTTCGCGAGGAACCGAACGGCGTTGCACCGGTGGTCCTTAGCGGTCAGTTTTGGTTTTTCCGTTTTCATTGTTCCTCCTTGAAATGAAAAGGCCCCGGGTTTTACCCCGGGGCCACACACACCCTTGATTGACATTGGCACCTAGCGGGCAGCCAAGCGGTCAAGTGTGTTTGTTAGATGTGCTTGGACAGCACCAACAGCGCCGTACCGATCAGGCCAAGGGTGGAGAACACCTTGACTGTGGTGCGGAACATCTCCTTCCTGGCCTGTATGAAGTCGATCTCCCACCTGTAGTCGAACTGCGTCATCGACGCCCTTCTCCAGACGTACGCCATGAACGCCGTCACGGCCCCTATCCACGACAGGAGGCCGAGAAGCGAAAGGGCCTCCCTCATTTCAGGACCTCGCCCAGCGCCTTGATGGTGTTCCCGTCGAAGTCCGCGACCTTGAACGCGTAGTACGCGCACACGGGGCAGCCCTGCGACTTGACCTTGTTGGCCCACGCCTTGACCTTGTTGGGATCGCCATGACCGTCTAGGGCGCCTCCGATGTTCAGCTCGCGGATAATGAGGCCGTGGTCGGACACGACGAACGCGTCCTTGGGATTGGTGGCCGCGATCTTGGACGGGTGCACCGCGTAGTATCCCATGCCGGCGATCGGCTTCGTCGGATGTCCGCCGCTGCCGTTGTAGACGAGCTTGAACCCCTTTCCGACGAGCTTCTGGATGCAGTACTGCTCGAACTTCTTTCCGGCCGCCGTCTGCGTCTCCGCGACCGGCTGGACGAACACGCCGTCCTTGCCGCCGGCCATGACGACGTCCACGAGCTTCTGGGCGCAGGAATACGCCTTCTCCAGCGTCGGGCCGGTATCGCCGTACTTGCCCTTGCCCATGTTGTCGTTGACGATGGACACGAAGAGCCACAGCTTGCGCGCCCGGCACTCGGACAGGAGCCAGTCGTACCACTCCTTCACCTCGTCGACCCACTTCGCGGTCCACTGCTTGTTCTTGTAGCTGCCCCAGCCGGACATCTCGATGAGATACCCGGTGCAGCCGCTCTTGACGATCTTGTCGAGCTCCTTGCTAAGCGTGTCCTTCGACACCGCCCAGCGGTTCACCCGGCCGTACCATCCCTGCGTCTTGCCGATCTTCACCTCGGCATACTTGCCCCGGGCCTTCTTGAGGCCCAGAAGCGCCAGGACCATGTCCCAGAATTCCTTGATCTTCATCGTTGCTTTCGCTCCTTTCCAAGTTGAGCCTGCGTATCGCACGCAGGCATATTGCCATTATCCTCTCCATCCTTAGTTCGGCCATGCCCAGGTCGCCCTCCGCGTACGCCAGATACGCCTTGGCGAGCTCGACGCCAACGACGTCCTCCACGGAATCAATGCCTGCGGCCTTGAACTCGTCGTAAAGGCGCTCCCTGGCCGCTACAAGCTTCCTGGCGTTCTCGGCCGGCCAGTTCGTGAACTTCGACACGAACACCGGGTCGTCCATGCACATCGCGGCATATTCCTCCGCGACCACAGACGACACGTTTCCGGGAATCTCGCTGCTCAGGTCCATTTTATTGGTGGGGGCGGGGAGGGTCGAACTCCCACGCCTTTCGGCACGGGATCCTAAGTCCCGCGTGGCTGCCATTACACCACACCCCCTCGTTCAAGTCAACAACTTTCGAAAGTATCCAAGAATCCTACTTACGCCTGCGGCGGCAAAGCCACAGTATAACAGCCCCTACCAGGGCCAGGCACGCCACGTTCGGCTCCGGTATCGCGCCGTAGAACACGGAAGGCCTCCACGGCGTCTCCGTCGGAGGAAGCAGCGTTCCGGACTCGTACGTGTGCGGCGACCACAGGTCCCCTAGCGAGGCCGAGGCGTACGCCACTGGTACGAACGACCAGCCGGCGTCCTCGTCCCAGTACCCGATGTCGAAGTACACCGTCGAACCCTGGTCCGCGATGTCCAGCCGTATCGGCTGCCAGTCCGCCAGCTGTCCGGTCGGTTCGTCGTTGCCGTCTAGCACCAGGAGCCCGAACTCCGTTATGTCGTCGTCGAAGGACACGGCGGGCGGCTGCATGCCGATCGGGTACTCGTACCCTGCCGGCATGGCTCGGTCGCCTATCCGTATCCTACCTCCTATGTCCACGGGGCTGCAGGGGAGCGTCGAGAACCAGTCCGCGACGTGTATCCGGTTCCCTCCTATATCCACCACGGCGTTCCCGTCCATGCCCGCCCACAGTATCCTGGCGGGCAGCGCTACCATCGGCAGAAACGAGATGACCGTTGAAATGATCGTTTTCAGTTTCATGCGCGAAAATATACCATTTTCGTGCATTTAAGTAAATGGTGCCATGGGCGGGACTCGAACCCGCACGGGAATCCCGGCGGATTTTGAATCCGCTGCGTCTGCCTTTCCGCCACCTATGGCGTACCCCCGGCGGGACTCGAACCCGCGCTGAGGGGATTTTAAGTCCCCTGGCTCTGCCGATTGGCCTACAGGGGCAAATGGTGGACCGGGTGGGGCTTGAACCCACAGTCTCAATCTTATAAGGATTTTGCTCGAACCAATCGCAGCTGCCGGTCCATTGCGCGATTGAGTATCCTGATGCAGGCCGGATTAGCGACCCGGATTGAGACTTACCAAAATCATGGTGCGCCCAGCAGGACTCGAACCTGCAGCCGATGGTGCCGGTGGAGGGACTCAAACCCCCAAATCATGCGGGTAGAGGCCGCAGGCCTTATTCAGTTAGGCGACACCGGCAAATTATCTATGTTGCGAAACCACTGTTGCTTGTATCTTGATGCACGACCATGACCTTTGTTTTTTCCTTTGTAGGTCGGTAGCTGTGCGTCACAATTGGGGCATACAAGCCTAAAGTTTTCAACTTTTCTGTTGTATGGATTTCCGTCTATGTGGTCTACAACTAATGGTACTGGAAGACCACGCCATTCTTTAGTTCCACAAATTGAACAGAGGTGCCCGTACTTGTATTCAAGATACGACCTAGCGAATTTTCTGCTTGCTTCGCCATAGGCTCTTATTTCAAACTCGCCTGTTTTGTCAACAAGGTCAAAGGCTAATTTCTGCCTATGTTTTTTATGACATTCACCGGAGCAGAATCTTTGTTCCTTATGAGACGCATAGAATTCTTTATGACAAAACTCGCACTCGAATTTACGGTTCTTCAAAAGTGCTTTTTTATGCGAGTACGACTCGCATTCCTGCTTCATCTTCTTCCTGCAGCTTTCGCAGAGAGTTTTATTTGCACGAAACTTGCTGACTTCTATTTTAGTGCCACAGCGCATGCACTTTCCTGTTATTGTTTGCATGGCAGCACAGTAGCATAAATGATATAGCGTGTCAACAAGAATTATATGCTATGTCAAATTAAGCTTAAAAACGGAGCCAGCGGCAGGAGTCGAACCTGTAGCCTGCTGATTACAAATCAGCCGCACTGCCATTGTGCTACACTGGCATGGTCGGAGTGGGGCGACTCGAACGCCCGACGGCTTGCTCCCAAAGCAAGTGCGCTACCAACTGCGCTACACTCCGAAATGGCGTCGCTGAGAGGATTCGAACCTCCGACCCGCAGTTTAGGAAACTGCTGCTCTATCCTGCTGAGCTACAACGACTTAAATGGTGGATGCGGAAGGATTCGAACTTTCACTTGATGGCTTCTGGGACCATTGCCTCTGCCGTTGGGCTACGCATCCGTTGGCGGAAGGAGCAGGACTCGAACCTGCATGTCCTTTCGGACGACGCCTTAGCAAGGCGTTCCTTTGACCGTTCAGGCATCCTTCCTGGCGGAGAGTGCAGGTTCCGACCCTGCGATCCGGCGTTACCGGAAACCGGTTTTCAGGACCGGCGCTTTTGCCATTCAGCCAACTCTCCATGCGGAGGGGGCAGGATTCGAACCTGCGGGACTTGCGTCCTCCGGTTTTCGGGACCGACGCCTTAAGCCACTCGGCCACCCCTCCCAAACGGAAAACCGATCCGGCCAGCGACTCGAACGCTGGACCACCATGCATTGGCCGACAACCGCGACGCCGGACCGGTTGAAAGAAACCCTCCGCCAGTCATTGGCATGGATGGCATCCAGCCATGTGTTTACAGATTGCTGGCGGAAGGCAAATTTGTGCAGTCTCTGCTGCTGTCACGTGTTTCCATGTGCGAGCTCTCCCCCATGGAGGTACGGTAATCAAGGGTCCCTGGAGCGACGTGCGGGGGTCGAACCCGCCTGACCAGCTTGGAAGGCTGGAGCCCGGCCGCTAGGCCAACGTCGCAAAATGGCTTGTCCACCGGGGCTTCCACCCGGATCACCGGTTCTGTCCCGGTGGCTTGTTCGCCCGGACTCTGCTAGCATCGACCGGGTACAGCGCCTTACCCCTCGCGATGGGCGTTTGCGCTTGGCCCATGGACAAGATGTGGAGATAGTGGGACTCGAACCCACGAAGGTTTCCCTCTGGCTTGCAAAGCCAGCGCCATTGCCGCTAGGCGATATCCCCGTAAAAAGAAAGCCAGTCGATCTGGGAATCGCGATCCGCCGGTGCCTGCCGTAGCGCCTCGTTCGAGGATACGGTGCTGCTCGTAAACGCGTCGGTCCGTACTGGACTGGCAGTGAAATGGTCGTGGGAGCTGGACTCGCACCAGCGTTGTTTCCGGTGTCACAGATTTACAGTCTGCTGCCTTCGCTGCTCGGCACATCCCACGAAAAACGGCGGTCGTTTGTTGAATTTGCAGTTCAATTTTTTGGTTTGCTGTTAGATCGCCTGTAGGCGGTGGTCGTTTGTATGCACCTGATTGCAATTTTTTGTTTGCTGTATGACCACCAAAGTCTGGAGACGGGATCCGGAGTCGAACCGGACTGGTTCGGGTTGCAGCCGAACACCTGACCGCTCGGACATCCCGCCTGAAAATGGCACGAAGGGCCTGAATCGAACAGACATTGGGCGATTTGGAGTCGCCGGTCCTACCGTTAAACGACCTTCGTGTGGCTCCAAGGGCAGGATTCGAACCTGCAGGACGGGATGAACCCGTACGGATTAACAGTCCGCGCCGTCACCAATTACGGTTTACCTTGGAAAGCGGAGAGCGCCTAAACGCCCTCGGGAACAGGTCCTACGCGTGGCAGGCCTGCAAGAAACAACCATGCACTTTCTTGGGGTGCGACTTTATTCCCCGGAATTTTCGTGCACTTGCGTTAGAGGGTATCCGGCCTTGTTGCGCATTGCGGTGCGCTCATCCGACGGAGACAGCTCCGGTGCATGGCTGTAAGATGTGGCCAAGGATGGAATCGCACCACCGACGCCCTGCTCTTCAGGCAGGCGCTCTACTACTGAGCTACTTGGCCGAATATGGCGGACCCTGTGGGGATCGAACCCACTACCTCCGAATCGACAGTCCGGCGTTCTAGCCAACTGAACTAAGGGTCCAATCCTCTACCGGCTCTTATGTGACGCTTTCCCGGAGCGATGCAGGAGTCGAACCTGGGCCTTCTCCATGCAGAGTACGTTCCAGTAGAGGAAGTAGTCCGGTGAGGGCATGCCCCTCTGAGGCGTCCGGTACGCCCCACGGCGGTGAGGAACGCCGTGGAAGATTCTAGGATTCTTGGATTGTCAAAGATCTTGGTGGTCCCGGTCCGGCTCGAACGGACGACATTCACGGTGTAAGCGTGACGCTCTGACCAACTGAGCTACAGGACCAGGAAGAAGCACGCCGCCCGTGCTGCTTTTTCCCCAAGGAGCGATGAACGGCGTGCTTCATGCTGGCGAATTCTATCCTAGAACCGTATTTGTGTCAAACGATTTCGCACTGCTGGCACCGAAGCGCCTGGAGCGCCGCCTCGTGGGCCTCGATCGACGCATCCGCGCAGGCCGCGCTGTCTACGACGATCCTGGCGTCCGGATACCTCGCCCGCAGCAGAACCGCGTTGGCCAGGACGCAGATCGACGTGCACACGCCGCAGACGTGGATCTCCAGCTCACCGCCGCGTGTTCTGTACGGAAGCGTGATGTCGTGCTCGAAGTCGAGCGCGTCCCGGATGTCGTCTTCGGTCAGCGAGAGGGCTCCGAACGTGTTCTTCTCCACCGTCCTGTAGTGGCCGGTTTCGTCCAGCACCTTCTTGACGTCCTCGTGCAGTTCGTGGCCCCATGTGCCGTACACGCAGTGCTGCACCGGAAGCTTTTCGCCTTCTAGCGTCTTCGAATAGTTTCCGAAGTGCGTGTCAAGCGTGCAGATCACGGCGTCCCACGGCTCTCCGTTTTCGATCAAGTGGCAGACGTTTCCGACGATGTTGTTGATTTCCCTGTTCATCGTCTTTCCCTTGTGGACGTAGAGCGATCCCTTTTCGTGCACGAAGTCGTTCTGCATGTCGACGATGACGAGAACTTGCGCGATTCCGTCTTTCATTGTTTTTCTCCTTCTTCCGTGTCGTTCCAGACCTTCAGGCTGTGGCCGTCGAACTCGCCTCTCATGTACCCGAGCTGAAGGGCGAGGGCATCCGGATTCCCGTAGGTCTCCGTATACTCCGCTTCAAGACTCACGGCAGTGGTGTACAGCTTCTCACCATCCTTGACCTCATCGGTCCAGGAGATCTTGCAGAAGTGCATTCCCTGCTTTTCATTGACCATGTTTATGATATCGAGCCCGCCGAGCTTGCGGATCGTCCTGTCCTTCACGGACACTTGCGAGAGCGCGTCGTCCAGCGCATCCTTGATCGAGTAGTATCCCCAACAGGAATCCAGCTCCTCTCCGGATCCGTCTTCGACGACATATCCGTAGACTTCACCAGACAAGAACTGCTGGTAGGTCTCGACCTCGTCCTTGAGCCATCCGTAGGCCCTTTCCTTGAGCTTTTCGTCGTTGCCTTTCAGATCGGGGCAATCCTTCTCGGCCTGCTCGCGTGTGATGACAGCGAACGCGCCGACCCCGGAATCCCACGGATCGTTGAACGAACCCAAAGAGACGGACACTCCGGAATGGTCCAGCATGTAAATCGGACGGACGTCCAGGAGGTCTGGGTTCTGCCGCAGAATCGCATCTCGGACCGTCTCTCCTTCTTCGGTTTCGCCATCAAAGATGTCGTCGATCTTGTACCAATGGCGCGTTTTGTAGTCCCTGTCGAACGAATACCGCCTGTGGTTGCTGTACCATGTCCAGGAGTTGCACCATTCTCTCGGGGACTCCGTATTGTCGTCCTGCCGGATGTGGATCTTCGCGCTTCCGACGGCGTAGGTCTCCTCGTCGTCGATATCCGTTTCGACCTTGACCGGTTCAATCTTGGTCTTCATATTCAAGCTCTTTCATCTTGGCTTCCACCTTTTCCCAATACGGAACTGTGGACTCTTTTTCATACCCCTTCGGGCCTCCGTTGTGGATCCGTGCGAGAATCTCGTACGTCACCTCACGGTCCTTAGGAAGATATCTGTTCCAGTACCCAACCATCACTTCGCGGGCGACCGACTCGTCGTCGATCACCTGGCGAAGCGTGTAGTTAGTGCCCAGATACTCGTTGGCGTCCTGTAGGTACGCCAACGAGATCTGGTACGGCCCGTGCGACCGGCCGCCGTCCTGGTCCCCGAAGTACCGTCCGTCCGTGCTCTCCACGAAACGGACGGCCTCGAAGAACGAGTCCGCCACGATGAACTCCGCTTTGGCGGACACTACGGAAAGCGCCACGATCGCGGCGAGGACGGCCTTCACTACCCCAGGCCTCCGGGAGTTTCCGCATACGCGTTTCCGTCGGCGTCGTAGAGGGCGTCCGGCTTGTTGTCGATCATCCGCTGCATCACGGTGTTGATCGCCTTTTCGATGTCGCCAAACTCGCGCTTCAGGGTGTCCATCACGGCCTGGAACGTGTTCTCGTCGTTGAACAGTCCCAAGTCGATCTCGTGCTCGAACGTTTTGTCACGCACGATCTTTTTGCTCGTGTCCCACTCTCCGTTCGACACGTGGAAGCTGAACATGATCTCCATCTTCTTTTTATCTGTGCTGCTCATTTTGTTCTCCTTGTTTGTTTCCGTTACGAGAACGGGTTTTTCTTGCATATCTTTCCCAGGTCGACACCTTCCGAAAGGGCCGACAGGACGATCTGTCTTACAACCTCGGAATGCGGGCACTCGCCCGCATCCTTGTATCCGTGCAGCCTGACCGTCACAACGGTCGTACCGGATGTCTTCGCGCCGCCGAAGCAGTTGCGTCCCTCCAGCTTCATCCTGAGCTTCTCCTGGTCGGCTTCGGCGTCCGGATCCAGCAGAAGGATCACGACGGGCCATTTGGCCCGCAGGATCTCTATCTGCGTATCCGTGACGCCTTTTCCGAACGCGGCTACGGAGCACGGCCCGACGCGCATGGCGTCGAACGCGCCCTCCGTGACCACGGTGAAACCGAACTTGGAGGCATTGTCGAAGTTGAAGAAGTGCTCGCCCTTCTTGAATCCGGGGGACGTGAAGTACTTCGGAGGCTCCTTGTACGCCTTCTTTTCGGCGTCGTAGAGCCACCCGTATGCGCTTTCCTCCCCGGGCTTCACCTTGGACGGGTCGTACAGAAGCCTGGACTGCCACGCCACCGCGGAGCCGTTCTCCATGATCGGGATCATGATGGTCCCGGTCGTATCGAACAGCCCCCTGGCGAACTTGACGCCGGACTTGCAATAGCTGATCCCGAAGGTCCTTTCCAGCTGCAGCGGATCGAACCCCCTGCGCTTCAGGTACAGGATCGCCTCGTGCTCCTCCGGCAACGACGACAGCGGGACGCAGAAGCCAGGGCCGACATTCTTCTGGACTCGGACGGGCTCCGGCGCCACTTTCTCGATGGACGCAGGAACCCTCTTTCCCATCAGCTTTCCCAGCGTACCGCTCTCGCCGCAATGCCAGCAGTGCCAGCACCGCTTCCGCATGTTCAGCGACAACTTGTGGCGGCTGCAGTACGGGCAGTCGAATATCCACTCCCGGCCGTTGCTTCCGCTTGATACGGTGCAACGGCCGAGCTTGGATTCCAACTCTCGTCTGATCTCCGCCTCCGTCACGTCTTCGCCTCCTTCGGACGCATCGTCGTGAAGAACCTGGCGTAGTCCTTGGTTCCGTTCAGCCTGAGCATGTTGTTCGCGTACTCCATGCTGGTCCAGAACCTGAGGGACGGACCCTGGTATACCGTGCAGAACGTACCGGTCTCCCCGGAGTTCCTCAGCTTCACGAAGTCGATGTTCATGAGGCGGTCGGTGTCGGAGTGGTTGTCCATCGTGTCGTCCTCGGACTCCACAGTCGTGGACTGCATTTTCGCGCCGCGTACACCCCTGCCGACGGACACCTTCTTCGCGACGGGCACCAGGCCAAGCATCATGTCGCAATGGTTCACGATCGCGATCGAGTCGGCGATGTGCTCCTTTCCTACGTGCTCGGCCTTCTGCGCGAGCCGATTCACCTGCTGCGCGGTCCAGATGACGACGTTGTACTTCAGCGCCATCCTCTTGATCTGCTGCATGATGTTTCCGAACTTCGTGTTCGTGTTGTCGGTCGGAGACGCGACGCCCTTGGGGTCGATCTGCTTCAGGTAGTCGATGAACACGAACGGGCACTCCTCGTCGGAAAGCCCCTGCGCCTTCATCTCCTTCTTCCACAGCTTGATCTCGCGGTCTATGTCCGCGCAGGTGGCCGGGTGGGACACGTACTCCGAGTTCACGGTGCAGTAGTCCATGTTGGGGAACTCGTCGGACATCATGTAGTTGTACCTGTCGAGCTCGTCCTTCGGCCAATCCTCCTCGAACTTGTCCATGAGGGAGATCTTGAAGTTCCCGATCATGGCCTGCATTCGCTTGTCGATCACGTCCTCCGACACCTCCAGGGTGAAGAACAGAGAGCGAAGTCCGCGCAGCGACGAATTCACGGCGAAGTTCAGGAGAAGGTTCGACTTTCCGACGCCTGACGGGGATATGATGCATCCGATCTCTCCGAGCTCCATGCCCATCTTGGTGCGGATGTCAACCGGCCACAGGCCGGTACCGAACCTCTTCGCCACCTTCTCGTCCTTGCGTTTCAGGACGCGCTTGCGCATGGTTGCGGCCTTGCCGCGCTTCTCTCCTCCTGTGATCTCGTCGACCCCCTCCTTGATCTCCGCGACCTTCTCGACCTGCTCGGACGCGCTGAGTCCGCCCCTCACCTCCAGCATCCGGACCTCGTACAGATAGTCCTTCAGCTTGAGCTTGAAGTACGCGGAATCCTCGTCGGTAGGCTTCGACAGGGCCGTGAACACCTGCCCTGCGGCAGTAGCCACCATCGGAACGAGAGGCTTCGGGATCTCCGTCTCGATCGTGAGCTTTCCGTCCGGAGCCTTGCCCTTCAGGGCTTCCAGCATCTCGTTCGGGAACGCGTCGGTCCCGGGCAGGGATCCGAACGTCCTGTAGTGGGACAGAAGCACTTCGAACACCAGACGCACCGGGGTGCTCTGGAAATCCGACAGGCGTAGCTTTCCGACGTTCTCGGCGAACAGGTCCCTGTGCTTGACGAGCATGCACAGGATCTCGACCTGCGATTCCATGGTCAGATTGCTCATTGGGCGCCTCCTTCCACGGGAGCGTAGATCCACAGGAGACGTTTCAGTTTCTCCCATTTCGTCTTGTCGATGCCGGACAGCAGCTCGACAAGGTTCTTGTCGGCCGCTATCTCGCGCTTCGCGATGTCGCCCCACATCTCGACGATGTCGGTGTCGATCTGCTCCGGGTACCAGACCCGGAACCACGCCGGGAACGCCGAGAACGGCGAAAGCAGCAGCGACTTCTCGTCGTTGCCGCCGTTCGGGTCGTACTCCCTGGTAATGAGGAGCTCGACGCATTCGCTGTACTCCGCTTTCACGTCGCGTGCCGCATAAAGGCCAGGATTGTACTTCTCCAGGATTCCGGGGCGCACAAGGTCTTCCGGCATTACGCAGCCGGTGGTCCTGCGTCCGCCTACCGCGTTCTTCACGTAGTCGGCGGCGTCCCATCCCCTGGCGACGCAGATCAGGGCGACCTGCATGAAGTACCGCCAGTTCCGGTTCTGTTCGTACTGCTTGGCGGGACGGGACAGGCCGAACCTGGAGGCCTGCTCGTCGTAGTACGTGTCGAATGCGATCCTGGCCTGCTCGGAGGCCAGGTTTCCGTTCAGAGGATCGGGTTTGTCCGCCTTAACATTTCCACCGTCTCCGTTTTCGACACCTGTTCCTGGTTCAGGAACGGCAATTGGGTTATCGATGTGCATGCTATCTGCTCGAATCCTAGGTCGCGGTACGCCTTGCGGCGGGCCGCGTCGTTTGACAGTAGGGGTCCCGGCCTGCCTGTACCGGCAACCGGATCCGACCTGTCCCATTGGTGTACGAAGTCTACGATGTACGCCCTGTCCTTGCCGTCGGCCTTCCTGGACGCACGGCCCAGGATCTGCTTGGCCAGGATGTCGGAACCGCACCCGCCCGCGTTCACGATGACGCGTAGGTCGGGGAAGTCCACCCCGGTCGACCAGCATCCGGTCGAGATCATCGAACTTATCTCCCCGTTCCTGAACTTGTCGTACAGTTCCTTGCGTTCCTTCGTGGAGACGGAACGCAGGGTCGGGAAGCCCTCGATCTTCGACGGATCGGTCTCGGCGTGGACGAACCCTGTCTTCCGGCAGCGACGGTGGATCCTTCCCATGTGGTCGATAAACTGGACGACGCACAGCGTCTGGAGCGAGTCCGGAACGCAGTTGAGTATGTCCGCGACCATCATGCATGCGGATTCGTTCGCCGTATTGCCCCACCGCATCCTGGTGTCCCTGTTCTGCAGGTTCGCGTACGCCTCCAGACCCTTGTCGGGGGGAGGCGAGTCTACCCAGTACACGGTGATCGGGACGAGTGCGCCCGATGCGATCCCGTCCTTGTAGGTGAACGTCGCCACGACGGGGCCGTACAGCCCCTCGGACACGAGGTCCTTTCCGTCGAAGCGTCCGTCCGGCGTGGCGGAGACGCCCCATTTCGCGGCTTTGGCGAACGAGGCGATCTTCTGTGCGCGGGTATCGGACGCCGACGCGTGCATCTCGTCGACAATGAGGACGCCGACCATAGCGGGGTCGATGTTCTCAAGGGAGTCGATGGAGCAGCATACGATGTCGTCGCTCGGCTTGTGCGCACCGGACATGTAGATACCCACCTCTCGATCCGGGAAGATCTTCTTGAACTCCTCCCAGTTCTTTCGGTTGATATCCTTGTTCGGACACGCGAACACGCAGGTCGGCGTATGCCTGGACATCAGTTCGTCGCGGTCGTAGGCCCGGATGATGGCGGCCGCCATGTGGGACTTGCCGGCGCCTGTCGCCGCCTGGAGGATTCCTCCGCCGCTGACGAGCATACGGGCCACCAGCTCCTGCTGGTACGGGCGCAGCCCCTGCATGGCCTTCGCCATGTTCGGTTTGGGCATCGGGGTCCGTTTGTCCGCAAACGTGAACTTGATGTTCGCATTCCTGCAATAGTCAAGCACCCTGTGGGCGAACCCCTGCATCGTGAAAAGCACGTCCGGATTGGCCGGGTCGACCGAGTACAGGTCCTCCCAGCGCCCCTTGACCTCGCGCTTCCAGCCAACGCGCTTCAGCTCGCGCCGGAAATAGCGCAGCTTCTCCGTGAGGCCGGGACATTTGCCTCGCACTTCCACGAAGCCGTCCCGAAGCTCGATATTCACTGGTTCCATTCGTTTCCTTTCCGGCCCGCAAAGCTACCACCTGTCGGGAGGTAGAGGCAAGCCTTTTTTGTCTACAGGTTATCTACACGTTATCAACAAACTGCTTCACCGTTGCCTTGTAGTATATCCAGGCGAACATGGCCTTCTTGAAGCGCTCGTTGTCGATCACGTGGTCCTCCGGGTACGCCGTGTTGTGGCATATCCACTTGGACAGGAACATGTACATCGGGAGGGAGCCGTTGGTGATGGCTTCGTCGGCCAACTCCACCGGAGCTCCCATCTTGACGAAATTGTTCCTTAGGTTTTCGCGCAGCGCTTCCTTGTCGGCGTCCAGCATGACGATGCGGACGCGTTTCTTGTCTTCTGCCATTGTGCCTCCTTAAAAAGGTAACCGGCAAGCTACGTAAGATTTAACTTGCCGTAACTTGCCGGTTATTTGCCAAGCCGAGGGTTGTCACACAGACAAAACGGGTTATGTTTTGGTTTTTCAACGACTTGGCAATTTGTATTTTATTTGCCAGTTATTTGCCGATCGAGATGGTCTGGTCGTTTCAATTCACGTGCAGACAGGCTGCACGACTATGAGATGGCGATCGTCTGGTCAAACAGACCGCTCAGGCTGGACTCGTGCGTGGCCATCAGGATCTGGATGTTCAGATTCTTTGCCATCTCCTTGATCTTGGTGAGCATATCACCGAACCGGACGATCGTTTCATCGTCCAGATAGGCGGTGGGTTCGTCCAGGGACAGGAGACCGAGCTTTGAAGCGAACATCTCGTAGACCGAGAACCGGAACGCGACGGCGAGCTGGATCTTCTGGCCGCCGGACAGCATGGAAGCCTCGGGCGGAGGATTGCTGACCGTACGTCCATCCGTGAACACGACGCGGAAGCCCATGCCCTCCTCGGAGGACATCGGAACGACCGTGAACGGCGATCCGAACTGGCCGAGATACCGGTTGACCTCGTCCGTCAGGATAGACATGACGGACTGCGTCATGGTACGCGGGCCGTTCTTGTACGTGAACCAGTTCTTCACGTCCTCGACGATCTTGAGCTTCTTCGTAAGGATCTCGTTGCGGCCCTGGACGCTCTTGAGCTTTTCCAGCGTAGGATACATTTCGGCCAGAACGGACTTTATGCTGTTCAGGGCGCCTTCCTCCATGGCCACGTCGGCGCACATGGCCGAATACGTGTTCACATGGTCGATCAGGGTCTTGATCCGCGCATTGATGTTATCCTCCGCGATGGACAGCACATCTTCCGACTCGACAGGCATGGGCAGCTTGGACAGGGCTGCGTCCTTGACTGCGGCAGCGGACTCCATGGCGCGTCTTGCGGCGTCTGCCTCGGCGTGAGCACGGTCGATCCGGCGGTTCTCCTCCTGGACGGTGCGCAGCTTGGTGCGCAGCTCCTGGATTTCGCCCTTGATCTCCTCCACGCTGCGGCAACCGGTCCAAGGACCCAAGGATTGGAGCGTCTCCTCCCACCGCTTCAAGTCACGCTCCGCGTTGTCCCTTTCGACTAGATCGGACATGACCTTGTTGTGTTCGGCGCACCATGCCGTAAGATCCTCCTCGAGCTCGCGGTCCTTATTGATCGCACGCTCAAGCTGCTCCTTGATGTTATGGTCCGTGATCGACCCGCACAGGGGGCACACGTTTCCCGACGGAGCTTCCGCGGAAAGACGCTCGATCTGTTTCCGGTGTACGGAGATTTCGACGGCCTTGTCGGCCTTCTCCTTGTACTCCGCAAGACGCTCCTCGAGATCCCCGATGCGGTCGATCGTGTCCTTCGCCCGGTCGTACATCTTCTTGGCGTTGACGATCTCGTCGTTCCTGCGGTGGATCGCCTCGATCCTGGCCAGTTCGACGTTCAGCTCTCCGAGCTTTTCCTGGATCTCGTTCTCGTCCGTACGGGACTTCAGCAGAAGCTCCTTGTTCGCGTCGAATACGATGTCGTTGTTCTTGTAAGCGGCGTTGAACGCGGAGAACGCGACCTTGGCATCCGATAGGAGCTTCAGCTTTCCGTGGAGGTCGTTGATCTCGTCGTTCGCCTCGGTAGGAGACTTGACTGCTTCAAGCTTCTTCTTTTTCTCTTCGACCCGCTTTTCGGCCTCCTCGACGGCCTTTTCCTTTTCGCGGATGTTCTCCGTATAGTCCAGGATCTGCTGCGTATGGTCGATCGGTTTATCGGCCGCAGCCAGGAAGTCTGTCAAGAACTTATTGTACTTGGCTGCATCGCCCAATCCAAGCAGCTTCTGGAACCCTTGTTCACGGGTACGTGAATCGTCGAACAGGCAGGTGTCGATCTGGGTCTGGCGTACGAACACGGACTGCCGAATCACGTCCTTGTCCACGCCCAGGATCCCGTCCATCGTCTCCTGCACCTTCTTGGTGCCGGTGATCTTCTCCTTGCCGTCAACGGTCAGCGTAGCCGCCGGCTTCTCAATGCGACGCTGGATCAGGTACGAATGCCCGGCATGCTCGAATTCTAGCTGTACGTAGCCGGACTCCTCTCCCCAAGTCAGCAGGTCCTCCTTGTTGAACCCGGGCTGCTCACCCGTCAAGGCGAACTGGATCGCCCCGAGGAAGTTGCTCTTGCCGGATCCGTTACGGCCGACGATCGCGATCAGGTTTCCGGTGAAATCCACGGTCAGGTCGCGATGCTGTCGATAATTGTGCAAGTCTATCTTTTTAAGAATCATTGTGCGTTCCTTTCTTTTGATAGATAAAGTTTTCGGACGAGCCGAAAACCCTGACGCCACCTGCGGGAGGAGGCGTCATAATTTTGATTCTAGTCTTATTAGTATCTAAATGCCCCGGCAGACGCGAATCCACTGGGGATCCTTCTGCATTCGGAGCCTCTTTCGAAGAATCTACCGCTTTCCAGCGCTCTGGTTTCATGGGCGAAATACATCCCGAACCCAATGGCTATCAGCGGAAGAACCGGAATGAACGGACCTAGACACCTTGTGGTGTCGCTAACGAATTTTGCGTATAGTTCCGCGCTTCCCGGCTGATTTCTTCCAGTAATTTGCCTAGCTCTTTCGCGTATTGCATTGTCGTAGCTGTTTATTCGATCTTCGCAGTAACACCCGGCCAATGATGACACAAGCACCATTATTACCAGGTATACTAGAAACGACGGCCCCATACAGAATACTGTAGCAAGGCCTATTACGAACAAGATTGGATTCATTTGGTCTCCTTTCAAATTGAAAGCCGGACCTGCATGGCGCAGGTCCGGCGATTGGTCAGGCGCCGTGGTACAGTTCAAGCATTCGCCGTTTCGCACGCTCGCTTTCGCGCACGAACGGTCCGAACACGAACCATGCCACGAAACCCCCCGCTATAAGGATTTCGGCCATTTTCCGGTCCTTTCAGTAGAGTTCCCTGTCAGGATCCACTCGATCGACACGCCGGGTCGTCACCGTCGTTCTCATGCCATACCTGTGCGGGTAGCTGTATCCACGCATCCGTTCGGCCGTGCACTTGCTGCACTTGCATCCCTTGGCGTGGCCGCGTATATCCCGCAGCTTCTGGAACAGAAGCGGCGATCTAGACCTTCTAGCGGTCGTCTTTGTTTCCTGGGTTTCCTGCGCATCCATCTTGAAGACTGCCGTCAAATGTTGTAGTGTACCGAGTTGCGTACCTCGTTTACACTACGGGCATAGTCTACCAGATCGGAGCACATCCTTGCAAGAGAATACGAACAAAGACGGGCAGCGTCCAGAAGTCCGAAACGGACAGGACGCGACACGCGCATTGTCGTCGCCTCGAGCGGAGGAGGTCGGGAAATCTTCACCGGAACAAGGCTCTGGTTCCTCGGTCCCTGCATCTTTTGGTTCCTTGTCTGACATCTTTTCGGTAACGCACAACCCGGCGATCGTCAGTCGTTTCCGGGAGGTGCATCGTGCAGACTTGTTGCCATTCCTGTTCAAAATCCGTGGTGCGCCTTACACCCTGGACAACCATCCTCAATTGCGGGAGTTCTTTGACAGAGATTATGCCCGGTCGACCATACTACTGTGCGGCCGACAAGTCGGAAAGAGCTTGTCTCTCTCGCGTTCCGAGGTTCTTGACCTGATTACGACGCCGAATTTCCAGGCATTGTACGTTGCGCCTCTGCAATCACAAGCGCAACGCTATTCAACGCTGTACATCAAGGAAGCCATCAACTCCTGCCCGTTCGCAGTAAAACTGCAACAGAAGGAGTACGAGGGGGTCCTTGCCGACAGCAAGATCATGAAGGCCGTTGGACACCAGTCTTTCGCCAACGGAGCCGGATTGCAGCTAATGTATGCCAAGACGTCACCGGACCGTGCACGCGGTATCATGGCGGACCGGATAGACTTCGACGAGGTACAGGACCAGTTGTTCGACACGATCCCGGTCATAACGCAGTCGCTCAAGGCGTCTCGCTACGGGATCAAGAAATTCACGGGCACTGCCAAGACCCTGGACAACACGATCGAGCGGATCTGGCAGCAGAGCTCGAAGTGCGAATGGATCATGAAGTGCCCTCACTGCGGGTACGACAACATCCCGACGAAGGACGGCGGCATAGCGAATATGCCGCAGCCTGACGGGATGCACTGCATCAATCCCAGATGCAGGATGCGGTTGAACGTGAGGAACGGACGGTGGGTTCCGTTCCACCCGGACCGCAACGACTCGTTCAGGGGGTACCACATACCGCAGGTCATCCTGCCTTTCATGGTGGAGCACCCGGTGAACTGGAATCTTATATGGAACGACATCCAGAAGCTTCCTCCCGCCCTTGTTATGCAGGAAGTTTACGGGATATCCGAGTCATCCGGATCCAGGATCATCGACGAGAGCCATATCAGGAGGCAGTCCACCCTTCCTACGATGGAGATACTAAGGAACAACCTGGACAGGTACGTCATGACCCTGTCCGGCGTGGACTGGGGCGGCGCGGAGGAGAATTCGTTCACAGTACACACGATCATCGGCGTCAGGAACGACGGCCGCGTGGACGTGCTGTACGCGCAGCGGTACTACGCGTACGACCCGGACAGGATGTTCGTCAATATCGCCAAGGCCCATTTCCTCCATCGATGCGCGATGATGGCGGCGGACTATGGACTCGGTTTCCAGAACAACCTGATCATGATGCACAGGTTCGGCATCAAGGTCGTCCAGATGAACTTCGTCCGCCAGAACACGCCGCTGCAGTTCCATACCACGAACAGAGGAGACGACAGATGGTCGGTAGACAAGACCTCCGCCCTCCGCGCCATGTTCATGTCCATCAAGTACGGACGTGTATACTTTCCTCCATATCTGGAGTTCGAGCCATACACGTCCGACCTGATGTCGCCGTACGAGCACATCATCGAAACATCCGGCCTTTCGCACATAGTCTACTTGAGAGACCCTGCAAGACCTGACGATTTCGCGATGGCCCTGACCTTTGTCCTGATGCTGGCTGTCAAGCTGGCCGGCCTGGACATCCTGAGCCTGATCCCGCAAACCGCGTTCCACGGAGGAAACGCGTCCGGGCAGCCCAAGGACATCCTGGTCGACCCCAACGACTACATGGCCAGGGAGTAGCCTAGATCGCGGGGACCGCCTCCACGATTTCGATGGCGTTCTCGATCTCGACCTTCCTGTCGTCGTAGTACGCGACGATCGAGTAGATCGCTCCGACCGGAACGGAGATCTCGAACTTGTCCTTGTAGAAGATCAGGGTCTCGTCCGCCTTCAGCAGCTTGGCCTTCAGCTCGCTGTCGAATTCGTCGGAGCGTCCGATCTTGACGTAGTCGTTGGTCCCGTAGGAGAACTTGACTCCGCAGACGACCTTCCCGTCGATTTCGGCGGCCTTGCCCTCCTTGAGGGCGACGAGGTACTTCTCAACGATTTCTGTCTTCATTTGTGGTGTTCCTTTCAGTTTTTGTTGTTTTGCGTATTTGCGTGTTTTTCTTTTTTCGATTGCACTCCTCGCGATTTTCAGCGAGACGTACTCCGTCGCGATGATTGTGAGGACGAACAAAATTACCGGCCACGCAAGCGCGAGCGGAATCGATTCTCCCCATATCACGTCGTCGAACATCAGTTCGAACAGCGTAACCGTGATGCCGCCGGCGATGGCATAGCCGACGACCGTGAGAACGATCCAGTACCAGGCCATGTCATGCCCCCACCTGCCGTCTGACGGCCTTGATCCAGATGGATCGGGTGACCTCCTTGGTTTCGCAGTCCGGGTTGTAGACCACGACGCCGTATTGGAATTCCCCTCCATCGGTTGCTTCCATGACCGGAAGCTCGGTGGCTCCCTCGGGTTTGAGGCAGTCCCACAGCTTCTTCACGAGTCCGTGCATGTATCTCTTCGCTCCCCTCTTGGTGGAGAAGAGCTTCATGTTCCCGAAGCTGTCGGCGTACGGAAGCGAAGCCGCTCCCGGGAACCACGGCATCTCCGGCCTTAAGTCCTCGTCGATGTAGACATGCCAGACGGTTTTCATTTGTCGCCCTCCCCGTCGTTCGAGTCGTCCAACGAAAGCTCTTCGTCGGTGTACGGCTTCCCGTACCCGCCGGCAACGCGGTCCAGGATGTCCTTGTCGGACAGCTTTCCGAAGTTGCGCGCCTTGTCGACCATGAGAACCTTCTCCGCGGATCGTCCGCAGCAGTCATTCCACAGCATGTACAGCTTTTCGCCGTACAGTCCGATGTCGTCGAAATCGATGAGCGCGACCACGCCGGGCGTTCCGAGCTTGAACAGCTCCATGCAGGCCGTCAAGGCGCCGGGATTGCCTTCCGACATCTTCAGCACCAAGTCCATCGTCGTATCCTGCGGGGTAAGCTTCATTTTCTGCTCCTTTTTACGGATTTGTTTCTTTTTGGCTTGAAATCCTTCGGCGGGTGGTTGTAGTCCATCGCCGGAGCCGTCGGGAACCTGTCCCGCCTGCAGTCCCATGCGACCGTCAGGCGGAACGGGTTTTCCCAACTTGACACTGAGTTGGCGTACGACATGCTACCCCGCTTCCGTCAGCATACCGCCGAAAATCTTGTTCCAGCAGTCGTTGCAGTATCCGGAGAGAAGGTACTCCCGTTCGGAGCTGCTGTGATCGGTGAGAATGTTCTGGATGAGCTTGCCTTCGGACGGATGCTCCGCCGCGAACTCCAGTTCGCTCAGCTGCTGGGGCGTGACCTCCAGGCAGTTCGTGCGCCCGCATTCCGGGCATCTGGTGTAGACCACCCAGGTCCTCTCGTCGAGGTATTCGCTTTCGAACGGTCGGATCATTTTTGTTCTCCTACGCCTTGAGCTCGCAGTCCGCCTCGTTGCCAAACCACTTCATCCTGGTCCGGCTCCTGATCGCCTCTACGGCCTCCTTCGCCTTGATGCGGCGGTCGTCCGACGGCTTCTTCCACGCCGCCGGATCGATGACGTTGTCGGCGAGGCGGAGTGCGAGCTCGGTGCGGAGCCGCTTCGCGTTCTGGAGGTTGTCCATCGTGTCGGACAGGATCTTCCTGGAGTCGGCGTCCTGGTAGCGGAGGAACAGGGCAGTCGCCTTGCTGTAGTCCTCCTGGGCCTTCTTGTGGGCTTCGACCGCCTTGCGGTAGTCGGACATGAGATCCGGGTTATAGTAGTTGAAGGGGATGAACTCTTCCATTGTCGTTTCCTTTCGTTAGTAGGTGTCGGGGTTCCTCGGCTCGTCCCGCTCCGACATGATGGCGGCGGCGGGAAGGCCGATGATGCATGCCAGAAGAACGATGCCGAGTCCGATTTCCTTCGTTGTCTCCGGCCACAGCTTGTAGGATGCGATCGGAAGGAGGACGGCGATCGCGCCGGCTTCGGCCGCGATGACGTAGTTCTTGACCTTGTCTTTCATGGTTCGAGCTTCGATTTGGTAGTTAACGAAAAACATGCGTGTATATGCACGCGGCGCACTATACGGCGCCGCGTGCATGCCGTGCTACGCGGAGAAGAACGAGGCGATGATCAGCCTCGCCGTGTCGATCGGGCAGTCCATGAAGGCCCTGCCGACCGCACCGTTCCGCTGCGCGTAGATTTCCATGGTGTGGATCGGGTGCCGCAGCTGGTAGTCGATGGAGACGCGGCGGCGGTAGTCCGGCGAGAACGCCGAGTGGCAGATCTCGATCGCCACTGTGAGAAGGGCGACGTTGATGACGAAGGCGATGAGCTTCTTCATTGGATGCTCCTTTTGTTGGATGTTGGTTTGAAAGATCAATGACCCGCTTTACGGACGGGTTGTGAGCCTTTAGGCACCGGCGACGTCAGAACATCAGCTTGTCCTTCCAGGTTGACAAAGCCGACGTAACAGCGTCGTAGCGCTCGACCATGAGCTTCTTGCGCAGGATGTCCAGCATGCCGCCGTTTCCGGAAAGCATGTCGAGGATGTTCTGCGAGAATCCGCTCACGAGCAGGAGTCCGTTCTCGTTCTCCTGCATCGGGACCGCGCCGGTACGGGACGCGACGTTCCAGAAGACGAGCCTCGGAAGCTTGTAGCCCTTGTCGGACCACTGCCTGCCGATCGTCTCGAAGAGCGTCTTTTCATCCTGGACACCGCCGTCCCAGTTGTAGTAGGCGCGACGAGCCTGGTCGAACTCCATGTCGGAGATGATGACGACCGTCGGGATGTCCTCCTGGCGGAGGTTGTTCCGGACGGCGGCGTCCAGGACGAGCTTCATCGTCTTCTCGATGTCCGTGTTCGAGATCTCCGATTCGCGCCATGCACGCTCCGCTTTTTCATGAAGCGTACGGCAGTGTCCGAGATCGACGAACTTTGGGTTGTTCGAAAAAGTGATGAAGCGATCCTTGAACGGACCGGTCAAGTGCTCCGACATGAGAACCGCAAGCGAGGTGGCAACATCGAGCGCGGTCGTAGACCCGGAGATCTGGGTCATCATGGACCCGGACCCGTCACGAACGACGATTGCGTTCTCCAGCATGCCTTTCGGCAGCGGGAGGGCCTTCCACGCGGCCTCGAGCGCCACATCGTTCAGCCATAACGAACGACGGTACTGCGACACGATCTCGTAGGGGTACACCGCCCCGGCGTTGACCTTGGCCTCGCCCTTCTCGAGCTTCGCGAGGAACGCCCGGCGGCGCTCCTCGTCGTGCTTCAGGAAGGCGTTGCGGTAGATCATGCCGGCCTTGCTCGGGACCTTCTCGTAGTCGATGAACTGCCAGTTGTCCGTGGACATCTCGCGTTCTACGACCTTGAGGTGCTCGCGAAGGCACGACAGGCCGCGACGGTACTCCGGCTCCTTGAGCCTGAAGCACTCGCGGGACAGCTTCTTCGCGAGCTTCACCTTGTCGGCGTTGACCTTGCGGATGGACGGAAGCCACTTCGCCAGCAGCGAAATCGGCCTGTCCATCTTGAAGTTCTCGATGTCGCGGTTCCACTGCGTGCGAAGGATTCCATACACGGCGTCGCGCACCGACTGGCGAGGATGCTCCAGCATTGCGATCAGGTCGTCCCACCTCCCGTACTCCGGGATGAGCGGGAGCAGCGGGATCACCGTTTCGGCGGGGAGGGCCAGCATGATGTCGCGGAAGAGCTGGCGCTCTCCGAGGCCGCCGCGGACGTCCCGGATGAAGAACAGCATCCGGTACGCCAGCTTTTGGTCCTCGTCCAGGGCGTGCTGGAAGGCGTTGATCTTGTCGATCTTCGCCCACTTCCGCATCGAAGAGACCTTGTAGAAGAAGTCCACGAGAGCGGACTTGAAATTGGCGAATCCGAGAGCGCCGTTTTCGGTTTCCACCTTGTTGGCGTACGCGGTTTCGTTCTTGAGGGCGTCCATGATGTGCATGTTTGGGTTCCTTTCTGGTTGGGTTTGGTTAGAAGTTACGGGGGTCGTTTTTTGCTCCAGTTGTTGGATTGCTGTGCGACCCCCTTGTTGCAGGGGCTGGTTTTGGGAAAGGATATCGGACACCCGCACCCGCGGGGCCGATATCCTGGGTATTCATCAATCTTGTTGGTTGCTGAATAGCCCCTTGAAAGGGACAGTGGTCGTATGTTGCCCTTTATCTAGTTGGGTTGCTGTATGACCACTTACCCTGTTTTACTGTACGACGGAGGCCGTTTATGGTTTTCAGTCATTTTTGTTGGTTGCTGTATGGCCTCCTGGACAGGGGAAGGAAGGTAGCCTGGACGACGGGGCCCGTCCGCAGACGGGGTTGCCATGACGTTCTCACTTCTTCCGGTAGATGCTGGATTGATATGGTTTGCGGTATTTCCCCTAATACGTAAAAGCGATTATAAGATTTTAAGAAGCAGGCACGGTCATGGTCATTGTATATCCTCGCCTACTACAATGACCATGACCGTGCTGCGCCTCCAACCCGCGCAGAAGGTTTTTATAATACCGGCCTCGCCTCGACCGGAAGAGAATGCACCCGCTGCGTGCAGGGTGCTGCTGCTTTCTACTCGGGTCGTCCAACATTTCCTCCCGACGTGGGAGGCTATGCGGAAGTTGCCCTTTCGGGGACGGCCTTTGCAATTTGTTGTCCCCCCGTCGACCTCGGCACGCTAGCGTCTAGAACGCCGATCGAGATCCGAGCCGTCGTGAATTTTACGGTGCCCCGCTTGCTCCTCGGCATGACCGAAGAACAAACCCGGTCCTCTGGCCGGGAGGGCCAACGGCGGCCCCGGAACCAGTGTCGTTCCCGGCTGCACCTGTTTAGGTGCGCCGGAGTACTCTGATTCCCGAAGATGTGCACCTGAACCGGAGATTCGCGTTGCGGCCGGTGCTGCCGCAGCGCATATCAGCTTCTTCCCTAGTACCTGTGTACATCGGTTCTGCTGCTCCCCATCCACAAAGGCACCCCATGGTTCTACTGGGGACGCTTGCCTGGCTCCTTTCGGACGCCTGGGTCAACGTACGCTGTGGAAAGCGGTTAACTTTCCTAAGTGGTTTCACGTACGAAAGCGCTGAACGTGGCGCGGGGGCCACGGAAGCAACCGGGGCAGCTTGCAGACCCCAAGACGTTGCAGCAGAGGACACTAATTCATCCCCTACATCATATTATACCGTGTTTATGCGAAAAATTAAGTAAGGTCGAATAGGTAAAAATAGGTAAAGAAAAGCGTACAACATCACGCTCCCCTTCGCCCAGCTATAACTGCCGGGACTTTCACCTCCGGGATTATTGTTTCCCCGTTGGTTGGCTTGTTTCTCGTGTTCCGGGCTGATTACCACCCGTCAGACGATAGCGGCTTCCATCCCGCATTTGTCCCGCTGCTCTGGCGGGCTCGCGTCGGTATTCTGTCACCCCCGATCGGGCTTCCACCATTCCAGGTGTTTGGCCGAGTCGTCGTTAGTGGTTGCTAACGACGATGTCGTCGTCCGGGTCGATCCCGGACTCGTCGAAGTTCTCCGGGAGGATCCCGGCGTCCTTCAACGCCCGGAGGTGGGAGCCCTTGTAGGGCCCCATCTCGCGGGAACGACTTGCCTCCGAAGAGACGGGCTTGTCGGTCCGCTCTTCTTTGGTCTCGGGGGTCTGCTGGGCAGTCTTGTCCATGGTACAGGTTCCCTTCTATTTATTTATAACATAAACCTATAAAAAATTAAGTACATGCAATAGGTAAAAAGAGGCCGCCAGTTTTACCTGGCGGCCTCTGGACCTTCCTAGTCCTCCAGGCAAGCCTGGGCGAACTGGAAGGCCGCGGCCCTCGTCGCGAACCCGGCGGTGAACCCGGCGGCGTGGCAGAAGATTCCGCCCGTCGTGCCGGCCGCCTCGTCCAGGCTGACCCCGCGGAGCCCCCGGAACTTCGCCGGAATGGGCCGGCGGGAGTTGAACGGGCTGTAGGGCTTCTCCGGATCGGCGGCGCAGAGCACGCGCCAATCGGAGTCCGACTCGGGCGAGATGAAGTAGATGCAGGAGCGCTTCTTCTCCCACATCATCTTCTTCACGTCCGCGAGCCGGGACGCCGCGGAGAAGACGACGATCGGGGCATCACCCCTCTCGTCCATCTCCCGCTCGGCCGCCGCCTTCGCCTTGGCCGCCGCCTGGGCCGCCTCGACGAGGTCGGCGACGAAGGTGGTCATTCCGGAGACCACCTTCGCGAACGCCGCGTCCGCGTCCTCTCCCCTGGCGCGGGCCGCCTGACACGCCGCGTGGACCCAGGGGTTCACGTTGACGCTGCCGGCGACGCCGGTGTCGGTGGCCGCCGTGGCCTCGACCACAGGGGCCAAGGCCTCCCACACCTCGCGAGGCTGGGTGCGGGAGTTGCGGAGCAGGGCGAAGACCCTGCTGCAGGCCGCCACGCCTGCTTCCGCACGGGCCCCGTGGTGGTCGAGGAGACCTTCCCCGACGTCGACCCGGAGGTCGGCCTCGGCGAGGACCTTGGGGTCGCGGGTCCTCGTCCACGTGATCTCCGCGCCCGAGAGGACGCAGAGAAGGGCGAGCCCTAGCGCCTCGTCGGCGTGGAACTCGAGGCCCCCGTGGACCGCGACGTGGAGCGCGGTCACGGAGTCCGAGAGCTGGGCCTCCCCGTCCCAGTTCTCGACGATGATCGCCTTCTCCTTGGCGGTCAGAAGGTCCCCGTTGTAGGGGAGGTTGGAGAGGGTGGAGGTGTTGGTGGTGTTGTTGTCCATGGCTTGTTCCTCCTGGGCACTTTGCTGGGACGTGTGCGCATTGTTTCGCGCACGGTTGGTGTCCGTCCTCGGACAGGGAAACCATCCGCGCCTCGACGTGTTGAGACGCGGAGCCCTGTGAGAGTTAGCATATGCCCTTACATATAGTTATAACCTGCAATACGTTCGTCTTAAGAATTTACGTAACAGGTAAAGAAAAGGAATCTGTGCTGGAAACACAGCCCTTTTCTTCGCGGCTACCCCAATTTCCGCCAGGCCCGGAGACGGGCCACGGCGCGACGGCGGGCGGACGCGAGCACGTCGTTGAGATGACGCGCTCCGCGGCCGTTTGGCACCTCCCAGTACTGGGGGACAACAACGGTCTGGACGAACCGGATGAGATGTTCGTCCATATTTTATTATAACCGTTTTATTCTGTATTTTAAACAGAAGACACTAGTCTACGAGCTCGACCACCGGATCCGGCCATTTGCTATCCGTCCATCCGGAAAGGGCCCACGGAGGGGTCTCCTGGGCTGGCGGCGTCGGCGGCGGAACGTCGTCTTCTTGCGGCTTGATGGCGTCCCTCGCATACTCGTCCCACAGCTCGTACGCGTTGTTGCCCGTACGATTTCCGGTCCTTGCCACGGCCCTGTTTACGGCATTCGAGAACGCGGGAAGTCCAAGCGCGTTCACGGCATTGTTGTACGCAAGCCTTTTTTTGCCTATATCCGCTCCCAGCCTGCCTGTCTGCACGGTGAACGGCGACCTTACATGCGGCGCGTCCTCCATGGCTCCGGCGTTTGCCAGGTGGCCGGCCAACTCGTTCAGGTTGTTCGTATGCACCGATGAAACGCCATTGGTATTGGAAGCCCTCTTGTACAGACCGCACGCCACATGGTACGGAATACCGTACTCTGCACACTTGCTGAAAAACCCGTTTATGTACGCTGACTCCTTGTTCATCTCGTCATCCTTCTTCTTTTTCTCCGGCAGACCGTCGTGCTTCGTTTTCGCGAAATGCTCGGCATCCTCTTCTGAAATGCTGCCTGCCGTTCGCTTCACCGATTCGGGCGCATTTGGCAGCTCGCCCTTCTGGTAGGCATGCACCATTCCGAAAAAACGTTGCTGCGATTTAGATGTTGCTGGCATCCTTCTCCTCCTTTGTCCACCCCTCCCATCCATACTTGTCGGTCCATTCGGCCAATTTGTACGACAGTTTCTTCAGGAACCACCTTCTTGGGCGCCACCAGCCGTATTTTTTCTTAGCTAGCAGCCTGACATTCTTCCCTAGAACATAATTCGCCTCGTGGAACTGCTCTTCGGTACCACCTATGTAATAATCCAAGTCATGTACCTCGACAGCCTCGAGCACATCCTCCAACAACCAGGATAGAATATCCCTTAGCTCATCGGACCAACGGTCCGGTCCGACACCATTGTACTGCTCGATCACCTCTTCGTCGGTTACCTTGTCGAAGACTTCTATGTGAAGAAGGTCGTACCTGATGGCCGATTCCTTCAGTTCGAGCGCGGTTGGCAGCTTTTTTGCCTCAAATTCAGGTTGTTTTTGCATCTTTTTTGCAAAAATTGCGAATTTTCGTGAAAAATTTGCGAATTGCGCACCAAATGCAGCCGCTCAAGGTCAAATCGAAGGCGGAAACGACGATTTTTTTGGGAAATTCCGTGATTCTGACGAATTTTACGTCGTCAACGGCTCTTTTTACACGTTTCCTGAGTGCCTCTCCGGTCAAATTTTCACCGTTTTCCTCCGAAAACACGTGTGCGCACTCGTCCCAGGTCATCTTACAGCACCTATGCATGCCGTTGAACCGGAGAAGCCGGTCACGCCTCTGCTCGCGCTCGGTTATGAAAACATCAGTCATGGCGTATGTATTCAGATTTTTTCAGAAAGTATCTTGTAAATGGCCTCTATATCGGTCTGAATGGACGTAATGGTCGCGTTCATGGTCGATACAAACCCGGCGTAGCTGGATTCCAGCGTCGTAAGACGGCTTCTTATGTCTATCACAGTGCTGTTCAGGTCTGAATAAGCGGCATTTATCGCAGAAATGCTCGTATTTATACCACTGACCTGGGCGTCTTTCTCCGCCATTCTCTGTTCAAGAGACAGAATCCCGGCTTCAGCCGTCGTCAGACGGGCATCAAGGTCTGAAATGCTGTTACCCAGGCCTGAAATCGACGTTTCTGCCGCCGAGAGTCCGGTCTGTAGCGTCGAAATGTATCCCTCCGACGTACCCACCCTCGTCGTCAGATCCGAAATTGCCGAGTTTGCGTCCAATAGACCGGACTGAAGACCGTGTATATTGCCGTTTGCAGCTGCGATTTCATCGTCTGTCTCGGACTTATTGGCCTCAACAGTCTGCATAATCGACTCTTCCGATTGCCTCCTTTCGGTCGATTCATCGTCTATGGAGGCAGAGAGCTCGTTATCGGCAGCTGTTCTGTCGGCAATCTCCTGTTGCAGGGCGGCGGCAACGTCTCCCGCGGCAACGATGTCCTCCGGAAGCGCCGATTTGTCTACAAAACCGGACGGATCGAGCATCAGGAGGTGCTTCGCGTACATTTCGGAGCCGCCTTTTTCCGACGAACCCCTGACTCCGGCGAACATTCCGCCGATTGGCTTGAAATGCTTGTCCATTATCGCACCATCCTGGTCGTTTCTATCCAATCTCCCTCTTGTATTCCATATTTTTCGCAAAATCCTGCCGGTAGCTCAACTGCATGCACGGACGCGGTCTTCGTTCTGGGGTACAATGTACTGCCGAGTTTGTCCTCTGCCATGGCTTTCTTCTCGGTCACGCGTCCATACTCGTCCAAATAGCACAGATCCAGCGGGAAATTCACATCCTTCATCCAAAACGGACCCTTGCAGTCGAAAAACATACCGCCTATCTTGCTCATGGAAGCCCGTTTCGACAGTCCCGTGCGCCTTTGCTGCTCCGTCTCCGTTATCTCGACGAAAGCCGCGCACTTGGTTTTTCCGGTGTCCTTGTCGTGGAACTTGAACACAACGGTGTCCATATCCCTCTTTTTGGCGATTCCTGGTATTTTTTTGATCATACGGGCGCGTTTCTCTACCGGTTTGCCCTCGGAAGCCCTTTTTTCGTTGATAAGGTCGACTATGTACGACAAGGCGGCGACTTTTCTGAGATATTTT